CAATCTTATCTGGTCTAAATTGCATAGTATTATTTTCTCTTTCTTTTGTTTTCATTATTACCCCTTTAAAGTAATTAACCAATACATAAGAATAATATTAATAAGTTAAATTAGTTTTACAAGTTATTAATAATTATTTATTTTGGTTAAGGATTGTTATAAGTTACCAGGTAAATGTTAGATAAGGTTAGATAAATAATATTATTGTCGTTCTTCCACAATCTAAACCACTACCCCCCATTTACTTAAAAAAATACCCTATATGTCTGTAGATCCTGTTATTTTTAGCTTATTCTTGATTAAA